ACTTCTTATTGCGTGTGTAGACGCTTTTTGGTCTGACGAGTTTAAAGATGAGACTCTTTCGTCTCTACATAGAATGCGGGCAGTCTTTGCGGTTTTAGACGCAAACAACTGCTTGAAAACCATGTCCTCTCGCAAACCCAACATGAAATTTCAAATCGGAGATCGGATCGGTAAGCGCAAGCCCAGCGCAAATCTTGGCGGACCAAATCGAACTGGCGTCATCGTTGACTACGGTGAGAGCAAAACGAAGACGGGGACCCGTAAACCTTTCTATATCGTTAAAAATGACACGACAGGTAGGTTAGAGGAGTGGGCTCCAGGCATGGTGTATCTGTGCTCAGACTCCTCCTCGGATCGCGTTGCTTTCGTCTGATATGACTCTTAAGTGGGACGTTCGTTTTCTCGAACTTGCTAAGCACATATCTAGTTGGTCTAAAGACCCTAGTACTCAAGTTGGTGCTGTCGCCGTTAAAGATCGTCGTATTCTGGCAACCGGATACAACGGTTTCCCGCGTGGGGTTGCCGATTTGCCTGGTCGTTTGGAGAACCGGAATGAAAAGTATTTACGCACTGTCCACGCAGAGGCTAATGCGATTGCGCAGGCAGCCAAAAATGCAATTTCTCTTGCTGATGCTGATATTTATGTTTGGCCTTTTATACCCTGTAGCAGCTGCTGCACCCTCTTGATCCAGGCGGGTATTCGGCGAGTCGTTGTCCCAAATACCACAATCCCGGATCGTTGGGAAGAGAGCTTCAATATGTCCCAGGCTATGTTTTCTGAAGCAGGTATTGATCTTATTGTTATTGACGTTTAAGAGCTACATACATATTGTTAAAAGGTCTGATCTCTACGATGTCATACTCGATTTTGTTTAGGTAGTTAAATAGCTCCTCTTTCTGGTCGGCGAACCATGCGTCGTTGTTTGCTTCGAAAATGATCGGAGGTTTGTAGTTTTTTTCGATTGTATTCCGCGCTCCTTCTAGAGCGCAGAGCTCATTACCTTCTATATCCAACTTGATTAGACCGACATTTTCAATGTGGTAGCTATCGATTGTTTTTGTCGCAACCTTCTCTGTCGAGAGCACAGGGGCGTGGGGAGGACAAATGGTTGACCCTCCGCCGTCTTCCGATACGATTGACAGAGTTGTTATTTGATTTGCTTTGGGTGGACTTGTGATGGCCACGTTGTACGGACGTACATTTTCTTTTTCGTTCAAAAATAGGTTTCCGCAGAGCTGTAAATACGTTCTGTGCTGGGCTTCGAAAGCATGGACTTCCTTAAAGCTATCTGCGAGAAGGACAGAGTAGACGCCCATATGAGCTCCTCCGTCGATAAAAGTTTTATTTTTGTCGGCAAACTGCTTTTTCGCCCAGTTGATGATTGCTGCCTCGGGTACTCCGACGTTGTGCATTTGGCACTGAGCTGATTCGTCCCGGTGCATTAAGAAGGTCAGTCCCTGCGCTGCAGTGATCTGGTCTAACTCTGGATTCCAGACGCAGATGGCCATTGTAGGAGCAAATCTGGAATTATATTAGCACTTCAATCAACTTTTAAGTGCGCCCAGTTCCTATTTTGTTTTATTGCTTTTACAGTGCTTTCAGACACACCGAATTTTATTGCAATGTCGATAAGTTTTACTTTATTTTTTATTAATTTTTTTATATGTATCACTTGATCTTCGTTTAATTTGGCTGTTCCGCACCTGCTGCCTCTGTTACTCGTGTTGTGTTTTACTCTATCCATTTGATTTTGTTTAGCTGTTCCTAAATAAAGATGGTTTGGGTTACAGCACCTAGGGTTCCCACAACTGTGACACACGAACATATCCTTTGGATCTCCTTTAAATAACCTGTACGTTTCCCTACTCGCTATTTTTGTCCCATTCCGGTAAGACTTATAGCCCCACATTCCGTGACCGCAGTCTTTTACACTTCCTACCCAGTTCCAGCACTGAGTCGGGGATTGGATGTTTATTTTCTGTAGATAATAGTCGAACTCATTTACGTACTTTGGATTTCGACCCATGCTTCTGGTACCATAGTGTCAGTCCAGTTTACCTCAGATGATTCCGGTTATAGGCACTGGCATTGTTAACGCTCCTCATTGGGTTTACAGATTATTTTACAGTATAGACTATCCTGTAGATACCTTTGTTGTCTTTAATAACAACGGCAGGGATCAAATAACCGAAGAACTTGATTTACTTAAGAAAGTTCCTCACAAATACGTTAAAAATGTAAAAGTATGTCATATGCCAGCTAATATTGGTTGTAGTGGGTACTGGAATATGATTATAAAATGCTTTATGAACAGTCCCTATTGGATCATTGTAAATCACGACATTATGTTTACTCCAGGTTTTTTAAAAAACGCGGTTTCTCATGCTGAAGACCCTGAAGTAGGTATCGTTCATGGAGAAAATGGAAGTTGGGATTTCTTTTTACTTAAAGATTGGGTTGTTCAGAATTATGGTTTGTTCGACGAAAATTTATACCCAGCGTACTGTGAAGATATGGAGTATGGACAGCGTTTTAAACATAAGGAATTGAAACGTCATATGTCTGTTGGCGTTCCTTACTTCCACGGTGAGACCTGCGGGGACTACGCCGACGGTTCTCAGACATGGCGCAGTGAACCTGCGCTAGCTGAAAAAATTCATATTGCGCACGAAATGAACAAGCACTACTTGCACGCCAAGTGGAGCCCAGCGTGGCAAGCCCACATTGAGGGCGACGTGTATCCACATCCTTTTAATAACGAAGCGCTTCCAGTAAGTCTTACGACTTACAATCTTGAATTTGTTAGAGCTAAAAATTTAGGTTTCTAGTTATGGATTTTCCTTGTACTAGCTGCGGACTATGTTGTGGGAAAATACGAGAAATTCAGGATAACATAAATAACTATAAAGATCTTCCAGTTATGTACAAAGCTATTGAAGCTTTTCCCTACGACACGGATATTAACGGTGCTTGTGTGAAGTTACAGAACGGCTTGTGTAGTGTGTATGATGATAGACCCTTATTGTGTAATATTAAAAAACTTGGTGAGGAATCTAGATACGACTTAGACGCGTGGTTCCGATTAAACGCCGTTAGCTGCAACACTCTTATTTTGGATTCAGATTTGGACGAATCTTACTTAGTCAAGATATAGTTAAGATACTGATACTTGAGGCAGCGCGATGCCTTTCTACTCTTCTTACCCCACTGAAGGGCGATTAGTCAATACTTTGCGTTCTGTTTTGGACGACAAAGCTATTACGTCTTTTAAATTCAGCAAAATATCTGATCTGTCGCCCACTACGACACGGAAGATTTACTCCGACAAGTTTTACATTCCCTCCCCGGAAGTTCTGGAGCGCATCTGTTTAGTTTTGGACGTCCAGCCTGGCGATATTCTTCGGATTGCGTCTAAGATGGAAGCAACAGAGGCGGTGTGTTCAGGTGTTTAGTCCCCAGGATTATGAGTTCGCATCTCGTGTTTTAGGTCTTCCTTGCCCTAAAACCCCTGCCGAAATGGCTGCTGCGGCTCCTATGACTGCCGCTGTTCTGCGTAATTTTCACCGGGTTGCACCTCCTATGCCCGGTCGGGAAGGGGACGGAATTATGACGTCGCCTACTCGGTCGTTAAACGGATATCCCGATAACTCTCAGCCTGAGGTTCGTGGGCAGTTAATGCGTCGTTTACAGGCCACGGCGACCTCTCCCTCCGATGAAGCAGAACTGCAGGAACTTGTAGGCATGTTGTTCCAGGATCCTGGTTTGATGGAGATGTTCCTGGATTTTGTACAGAACCTCCGTAATGACGGAATGGAAGGTGCCGAGTACCTCAGCCGTCAACGTCCTCTTGAATACGATCTTCCTAACTACGGCGGGCAATACTCTGTTCTGAACGCGCCCTCCAGCAGCTCCATTCCCGCTTCCGTGGCTTATCAGGAACTGGGCTAACATGAACGTCCGAGAGCAACAGCTGCGAGAACTCGACGTTCGAAGGGATTCTCCGCCTCTGAATCCCTCTTCGTTTTTGAGTCTGTACATTCGGTCTAACTTTCCTCAGACCGCTTCACTTCCCTCCAAACATCAGTTGAGCCTTGGAATTATCCCCCCAGGTGAGACTGAAGGTGTAAAATCAAATAAGAAGATCCCGTCCGGAACTTCTTACGATAATCCCGCTGGAAGTTAATGGCTGCTCCTATCGTTGGTACTGCTGGGCAGTTCTTACTGAGCTTGCTTTCGGATGTCGTTGCTAATAATCTTTCTAACCCCGCAGCCGCTGCCGCAGCTCCATCGCAGTACGACGTGGCTGAATCCGCAGTCAGTAAACCATACTTCCAAGGAGCTGCTCCTGAGCTTGCGTATTCGCAGTACTACGCTAATGAGCAATTCAGACGTAATCTTTTAAATAATCTTGGTTTTGATTTGCCTCCGCTGGATTCTCCTGAGGAGTTTATGGGAGGTGTTGAGCAACGTTTAGAAAGGCAGGCTCAGAGCCTTAATGAACGTCAAATGCAGATGGAGCAACTTAAGAGGCAATACGAGTATCTTAACGAACTTGCCCGTGGTAAAGCTGCTATCGAGCAGCAAGAGGTCCGTTCTCTCGGGGATATCCAACGCGAACGCGTGGGCTCTTCCTACAATTTCGCTCAAAATGTTCTTGATTCGGCGATTAAGAACGTGTTAGCGCAAGATAGACTGGATAACAGCAACGTCCTGCAATCGATTGCTGGGGCGACCTAAGGAGGTTGTTGGACAATGAATCCTCTTCAGTTTCTTGAAGATCGCCTTTTAGACGTAGCGAGTTACGCGATCCCTTCGCCTTCGCCGATGCTCACACGGATGGGTCTCGAAGCATTTCGCGACGCTTCTCGACGTGACGTTGCAACTGAACCGTCTGTAGGACAAGCAGCTAAGCTCGGCGGCAGACCTGTTTATTACGCAGGTAAGGACTATGGGTATCAAAGCCCAGAGTCTTACAAAGAAGTCTTTGGTGCTTATCCGAAAGGATACACTCCTCCCGAGACAGTACAACAGAATGATAAGCAAGATTCGAATAACAACGGAGACGCCTCCGCTGACACAAACGCTGATACGGGTGCTAAAGCTCCCGGAGGAGGACCATCTTTAGATGGTGAAGGGGCTAAGCAAGAACAAGAACCTATTACGTCTGAGATCTTAGAGCGCATTGATCGCTACGCAGATCCCGCGTATCAGGAAGAATTAAGTCGGATCAAAACCCGTAACTTAATCGAGGCTTCCACGGTTCTTAGCGCCTTGCGTGCTCCACGTGAGCGTCAGAAGCAAGCGGCAGAGATCGAACGTCAGAACATTCAAGCGTGGCAAGCCATTAAAACGGCTCAAATTGAGGCTAATGCTCGTCAGCAGATGGCATTAGGTCTTGCTACGGTTTCGGCAATGACTCCGAATCTTTCTAACTTCGCCGAGATCTACAAAGCATCTACGGCTCCCTTCAATATCCGCCCCCGAGGTTAATTATGGCTGCACCTGTTGCCGCTGCCGCCCCTGCGCTATTCGCCGGTACTGGCGGCACCTTAATGGGGATCGGATCCGCCCTAGGTGGAATCGGTTCATTAGCTGGTGCGTTTATGGGAGGCGGGGGAGGTCAAGCTGACTTCTCCTCTTTATATGCCCAGTTAATACCTGGCCAGGTCAAAAGCACGTTGGCCGGTCAGGAGCTTGCCGCTATGACCGGTGCTTACACAGGTCTTCTTGGTAATCGTGCCAACGTAGCTCTTGAGAGTGCACTTGGTCAATTCGACGTTGCCAAACAAAAGGATTTAACGGCTGCGGGTCTTCAGACTGGTATTGCGTCTCAGCTCGCTAGCAGTGCTATCGGGCTGGGAGAAGCTGCAGGCAAAGCGAAGCTCGCAACCGAGATGCTCGGTCCTGAAACCGCTTCTGCGTTAGCTAAGCAATTCGGTACCACGGCTGGTGCGTTGCAGCAAACTGGATTACAAGGTGAAACTCAGCTTCTCCTTCCTACGGTGACTGCCGCAGCTCAAACAGGTTTAGAAGCCGCTAAGACGCGTAACCAGCAGGTATTGGCCACGACGCAAACTAATTTAAATATCGCTAAAGCTCAAGAAGACACACGCAATGCTTTAGCTCTGCAGCGTGGTCAAGTTGAAGGCCAGTTGGCAGTGAAGCGGTTCGGTGCTGGAATGGCGATGGCCGGCCAGCGAGCATTCGCATGATCAAATCCGCTATCGGGGATTCCACCACGGTTGCCTCGTGGTTAGCTTCGCTCGACAAAGCTCAGAAAGACGCGTTTGTATATTATGCAAAAAACACTACATCAGATATTGAAGCTTATCTTTATGCTCGCTTTTTAAACCCCGCTTACGCTGGCAGTATCTCCGATCTTACGGCCTGGATTCAGGAAAAATATCCAAAAGAGGATCTTCGTAAGGTCCTGCTGCGCGAGATCGATGATCTTCAACTGGATATCCGTAATGTGCGAGATATGACTCAGAATCAAATGTTAGATTATGCTACCGCAGCCACTAAAATATCAGCGCTGCAAAAAGAGCTTCGCAGTCACATTCAGGCGGTACGGTCTATTTCCGACGGTCTTGATCGCCGTGGTTTATTACTCGCTGGCGCTGATCGTTGTTTGCGCGAGCTTGTTCAGACGTTTGATGGGCAACCAGGCGTCCAAGCTTTATTAGAGGACGCCTCGCTGCTTGTCTGGACAACCATGGAAAATGAAGAAAAGTCTTAATCGACTTTCTTCAGAAGTTTCATAATGTTCTCCAGCTGGGTTCTAAAGATACCCATAAAGGCATCATTTACGCCTAAAGACATAACGAGCTCTGTTCCGTTTACATATGCCCCAAATGGAAGGATGACCGCCGGTTGATTGGAGACCGGGTTTCCTCCTAGATCCGTCCATTCGATTACGCGGTCATTCAAAGACCCGGTAAACAATGGTTTATCAATTAAGTAAATTACTTTTTTGAACTCTTTATCTACCATATAAGCGCTGACGTGATATATAAGATACGGTTTACCACCAGGGGCAAAAGTCGTGTGTTTCCAGTGGTAGAAAATTAAGTAACCGTACCCAAGGTCGATAGGAGCTGTCGAGTTAAACGTCGGTGCTCCACGCGTTACCGTGTCAAGAACCTGCGTGTCTAGTTCGATTCGAGGTGTTTTTTCGCTTTCGACGACCAAGGGACGAGTTGAATAAAGACAAGCCAACTCATCGTTACGCGAGAAGAAACACCAGTTTTTTTCGGCTTTTCCTTTGACGAGATTTTCACCAATCGGAGGCGTGGCTGATTGAACAGCTTCGAAGTTTTCGTTTACCCAGCAGACGGATACCTTCGGCTGGTGAAACAGTTTGTAGTCTTTTGTGTCATACCGACTGGCATACGTAGAAGTTACGAATTGTACGTACAGTTGGTCGTCGGGACCTTTAAACAAACGAGGATCTTCGTAACTAAGGCGATGCTTTTTAGGGCGGAGTTTTTTAGCCCCGATAATGCTGGCGTCGTCAGTGCCCAGCATTCCGATATAAATATCGTTGGGCTGTCCGTTTAAATAGAAGTACTTCATATCGTGCCTGAAGCCGAATGGTTGCGGCTGACAGCGCCACGCTATGTAATCGGTGTTGTTGTATCTGATTACAGACGGGTTAAAGTTTGCGATCGTGTTTTCAGGAAGCCCGTTTACGATCCGGGTAAATTTGCCGCCTAATTGCTCCGCTTGTGCGTACACAGTTGGAACTCCAGTCGATTCTGTTTTGATAGGAAACAGAACGTCACTATAAGCATGAAAGAAACGATGAGATATCTGCATGATCAGGCGGCAAGATCGGAGATAGCTTTCGAGAATCCCATGGCTACGGACTCCCAGCGATATTCGGGACGCTGAGTCACTGCGTAGCAAGCAGCGGCAACTTCTTCGTAAATACCCTTGTCCGCGTAGAGCTCGGTCAGAAGTTCAGCTGTGTGCTTCACGTTTACAAGACCTCTCTCCACCCCTAGATCTTTATCGACGACCCACGTGGCAATATCCGCGAGTTGGGCCGCCCCTTCCCAAATATCTTTACACGCGGTGTGATTCGGGACTACTTGAGGCTTACGGCAGCTTGCATTTTCGAAACTAACGAGGCCCCAGCCTTCACCGTCAGCGGTGTTAAGACCAACATCGCAAGCGTTATAAATAGTGTTTAATAATGTATCTGGAGGAGCATCCATGTAATTCATGTTAGGTGAGGTCAGGATCAGTCGATGTTTGTCGTCGAGTCCCCGTTTCGTCATCTCCCGGTGGAACAACGGCATGACGTCCCATCCAAGATCTTTCGCCCCCATATGGAGATAAAGCATCGTGTCCGGTTTGTCGACCGCGAAGTCCGCGAAGGCTTGGATCGTCAGATCGATCCGCTTACGAGGCTGGTTGCGATTGCCGTTGAAAACTATAAATTTGTCCAGAGGGAGTCCTAGTTGTTCCCTTGCCTCTTTCTTGTCGGTTGGGTAGAACCTGCCGCTATCTACACCGTGGGGGAGTACACCTAGTCGAGGTATGTTGATTTTGTGCGCCATGATTCGGTGCGCACAGTTAACAGTAAAGGTGATCGCCAGATCCCAGAAAGGCATGTGCTGCAACATATCCGGGTAGTAGCTCTCGCTATCGACAGGGAAATAAGCGATGAATTTGAAGCCCAAATCGTCCTTCAGGAAGTGACAGCGCTCCCAGAACTGATTGACGATCCATATGTCGTTCAGACAGATAACGACGTCCGGTTTTTCCTTCGTTAAGATTTCCGGGATCCTGTTGATTCCAAAGCGGTCCTGGGACCCACCTGCGCAAGCTGGATAGATCTTGTACGGATAGGTGTGGGGATCCCCGGTATAGTTAATACCTAAAACACAAACTTCATGATCTTTGCTTAAATGCTCCAGAACACTGTGTGTTACACGGCCAAACCCGGTGTTACTACAAGCATCTCCATACCAGAGAATTTTCGACATGCTTGATCTGAGTTTCTAGTACAATCAATATAGCAGTACTGTCAGTTTGTTGATATGCCTAGCCGTGCCTCTTTCGCCTACCGTCGCAGTGCTCAACTGCAGGCTAAAAAAGCCTCAGAGAGCACCGATAAATCGATCGACACTATATACACTAGAGCAGCTAATGACTTTCATACTTTCTGTACTATTCTAGACAAAACTCCAGCTCGTCACATGCTGGAGTGGCACAGACACTTGATTACAGGCGAGTCAAATAAGTACTTACTAGATATTGCTGGGCAAAATCTGGATATTTTGGCACCGAGGGGCTCCGCGAAGTCCACGGTGCTGAACCTGTTTACCGCGTGGATTATCGGTCGACACACCACTGAAAAAAGACCTCTCCAGATTATTTACTGTTCGTACAACATTGCCACAGCTATCCCCAAGAGCCGTATTATCAAGCAGATTATCGACTCTCCTGAGTATCGCAAAGTATTCCCGCGTGTAAAGCTTCGCTCGGGTATGCAGTCAGATATCGGTTGGTCGATTGACTTCGATTATGCAGGTATCCCCAGGCTCGGTGACGAAGAGTTTACATTACGTGCTGCAGGTCTGCGAGGCTCTATTACGTCTAAACGTGCTCATATTGTTATCGTAGATGACCCTATTAAGTCCAGTGCGGATATTAAAAACCCTGCTATTAGGGATGAAATGAATAATAACTGGAGCTCTGTGATCGCTCCGATTATTTTTGAAGGCGGGAGATCGATTTGCCTGGGAACTCGTTTCCACCCGTTGGACATCCACAAGACGATGTTTATCCCGGAGAAGGGTTGGAAGCAGGTAACGCAGGAAGCGATCACATATGACGATCGTGGTGAACCCGTCAGCTATTGGCCAGAACAATGGAGTGCCGATTACCTTCTCGGCCAGAAGGAACTGGATCCTGTTGCGTTCGCGTATCAGTATCAGCAGCAACCGGTCATGACTTCTGACTTGGTTGTGTCTCCTGATCTACTTATTAAGGGTGAAGTGGTTACCGAGTTTGACAGTTTGGCTGTCGGTATTGACCTCTCGGCGAGTAAAAACGAAACGAGTGATTACACAGCGTTTGTGCTAGGTGGGCGGCTTAAGGATAACTACTACATAATTGATGCGCATCAGTGTCGATCCATCGGAAACCTCGAAAAAATCGACCTATTGTGCGACATGCTGTTGGAATGGGGCATCCTTACGCAGCAAGACGGACAATTTTTCCCGACATATTCCACGATTACGCTCGTGGTTGAGTCTGTTGCGTACCAGGCATCCCTTGCGGCGGACCTCAGACGGGTGCTTCTTAATGAGCGAGGTCTAAGTAACCTCCATATTCATGAAGTCAAGGGTTTCCGAGGGGACAAAATTGCTAGATTTAGGGGCACCTTGGGGTTGTTAGAGAATAAAAAGGTGACTTTTAACAAATACCGTAAGTTTGATGGTCTTTTTGACCAGTTGATTAACGTCGGTGCTACAGCTCATGACGATTTATTGGACGCATACACTTGGCTGATTACATTTTTACAGCGTCGCGGGAACTTCTCGATCGAGTACTGATGAAAACTCACACTTCCACGCTTTCTGGGTCTCGAATGTGGGTCGCGATAACGGCTCACCAACCTTTAAAACGTATAAATTCATTAGTTAACACTGTTCGCGCTTATTTAGATTATGATTTAGAAGTAAAAATAAATATTTATGTAGATTACGAGTCAGAAAAAGACGTAGAGACCCTAAAAAGTATTCTAGAGCCTTATTTTTCGAAATTAAACATAGAAATCAAAGTTTGCGGACCTGAATATTCCGGTTGGGAGCTCACATGGGCACATAAGACCGATCTTGTACTGGCTTGTATGAACTACACGGCAGATTTCTACGTTTATCAGGAGAACGATATGATCCTGACATACGAAAATTTAAAATATTGGTTTAGGTGGAAAAACAGGTTAAGTGCGGCCGGTTTCGAGCCAGGTTTCGTCAGATATGAGGAGTACGCGGGTCTGAAAATCCCCTTCGATAACTACCACACGTTCTCCTTGACGCGAGAGACCCCGAACGTTTGGCACGACATCGGGTTTGAGGTCAAAAAGATGCTCGTGGTCGACCCGGACATCAAGTTTTTTGCACAAGTGTCGAATCCTTACTACGGCGCGATGATTTTGGATCAACAAGATGCCGTTAAATACGTTAGAAGTCAAAGTATGGACCCCGTTCGCAGTTATGAGCTTGTTGGGATCCGTAACTGGCCTTTAGCTGACCGTAGTTCGATGGGTTTAGCTTTTGAAAATGTTCCTACGGGGCACGAGCACCGCCGTTGGATCCCCGTGGTCGAGGAAGATGGTAAATATGTACCGCATGAATGTTGCTTAATTAAACATGACGATACTAAGTACACTAAAGAGCTTCTTAAGAAGTCTAGTAACTTGATAGACTGTAAACAGATGTTTAAATTGTAAAGTGGCGCATCGAGGTGCACAGTATGTGTCGGTGTGTTATGTTCTGAACGGTCACCACTACCAACAGACTTTATTTAGAGATGACGCGTACAGATTACGACGATTTGTCGAACGAGAGCAAGGGACAATCTACTGGTTCAACCCAGCTTAACGATCCTGTAAATCACCCAGCTCACTATACGCAAGGCGGCATTGAGTGTATTGAAGCTCTTAAGGCCGCTTTAGGGTTTGAGGGTTTTAAAGCCTACTGTCGCGGAAATATCATCAAGTACCTGTGGCGCACAGAACACAAAAACAAAGTTCAGGATTTGAAAAAAGCTAGATGGTATTTGGACCGGTTGATCGAAGAGAGCGAACAGTGAACCTATAATGTAGGAAAACAGATTACTCATGGACGTAAGAGCGTTTGGGTCTATTTACGGGCAGACGGCTAGCCTTCCTTATACCAGCGGATTTAAATGGGTTCCCTCTGATGGAAGAGTTAATTTTCCTTCTTGTCGCGCATTGTTTATTCAAAATGGTGGGGGCAATAATAAAACCTTAGCTTTAGAGTTTTCTGACGCACCTGGACAAGTATGCGAAAATGATCATCTAAATGGTGATTTTATTTGCCCTATATCTGCAACAGCATTAATCAGTGGAAACGTCACAAACGTTATGGTTTTATATTAATGGCTGAAATCGCTAAAAAACGTGATCCTAAAAAGTGGGCGGCAGCGAAAGCTAAAGCCCGTAAGAAATTAGGTGGGCACTCGGCACGAGCGATGCAGCTCGCAACCAAGTACTATAAAGAAGCCGGCGGTACTTACGAAGGTAAAAAATCTTCGTCCAACCGCTTGAGCCGCTGGTCCAAGGAAGACTGGCAAACTCGTGAAGAGTACGAGAAGTCCAAAAAAGACTGATTATGGATGCCGCGGATCTCGTTAGTTATCTTTCTGGGGGATCTACCTTCCGGGAACGGGTCCTTGGGGACGCTGAAGATCTGATTCGAGCCGTTAAAAGTAAGGCAGCTTCAGATGTAATCGCTCAGGGATTGGTAAATCCCCTTAAAAACGAAATGCTTGCTCGGGCAGCAGCAGCTAAAGCGATGATGGGTGGCCTTGGCTGACAAAGCACGCGAGAAAGGACGGACTGAGCGATACCTTCCACGTGCCGCGTGGGCTTCTCTCAGTCCTGAAGAACGTCGGGCTACCGACGAAAAAAAGAAACGCGCTACAGCAGGTGATAAGCCTGTAAATACTCAGGTAGCGAACACTGATAAGGCGCGAGAAGCAAGACGCCGCGCTTCCGAGTACATTAGGAGAAAGACTTCTAAAAATGGCTGATCCGTTTCTCGAAGCCGGTGATCTGTTTACTCGTGCGTTTAACGCTCAGGAGCTAGCAGCTCGTCGCCAGATGAAGGCTCAGCGAGCCAGTATGCGTAGCGATGAATATACAAGTCAACTAGAAGATCAAGCTTATAACGCTCCTGTACCTCCTATGAACGCACCTTATGGTGTATTTGAGGAAGGATTCCAGCCCACGGGGGATCCTATGGAGGATATCAAGCAAGAGTTGATGCAGAAGACTCGTGCAAATCGCCGCGCAGCTGAGTCAGCTCAGGTTGAGGACGCCCACCGTGGAGAAGTAATTCCTCGCTTTACTTAATTTTATATAAAGTTTTCAGTGTTATCTTGCAAAAACTGTGAGGTCGAGTTACTATGGCTTAGCTTTTTTCCTCACAATGCTTGTAGATTGTTTTCCCTACTTTAACGAGCGTGAAATTTTAGAGCTCCGTATCCGCTCTCTCGAAGATTATGTCGACGGTTTTTTGATTACGGACGCCAATCGAACTCATCGCGGTGAAGAAAAGCCTTTTACCTGTCTTGATACAATTCGAGAACTCGGGCTTCCTGAGGAGAAAATTCAAGTTCTCCATGTTGAACTCCCTTCATTTGACGAAGCTCCTGATCCGTGGATTCGTGAACGAGGTCAACGAGACGCGTTAGGTGTAGGTTTACACATGTTGCCAGACGATACTATTTTTATTTGCTCTGATTGCGATGAGATAGCAAACCCGACAAAATTTGACGAATTAGTGCAAGTTGTCAATCAAGAGAAAGATAAAGTCGTACGTTTGAGTATGTCTATGCACTATGGTCGAGCCGATAGACAACTTATGTCACCCGACGGCGAACTTTTTGACTGGAGATGTAGTGTCGTTAGTACTGTTCGTCGATTAAAAAATTTTGGTTCTCTTTCTTATATGCGTTCCACGCAACACAATTACTTTTTTGGAACTAGGGACGCGGGTTGGCACTTAAGTTGGATGGGTGATTCTAATAAACGTAAAACTAAACTCCGCTCTATTGCAGAATATTACGTATGGGATCGTCCTGAAATTCAAAAATTATGTGATAACTTTGAACCAAAAGAAGGTAATACTGATATGTTAGGTCGACAAGATCATTTGTTAACTTCCTATCCTTGTGAACTTTTGCCTCCTGAACTGTTTAAAATAGAGAGAGTGCGCGAGTATCTACTTCCCAATGGCTGATCTCATGACGGAACAGATCAAAAAGCCTTTTGCTGGTCGCCAGGGCGGCGGTGAAAAGGAAGGTTCTGAGCGTAATGAAGTACGTCGTGAAGCTGTCCGTAAAGCACGGAAAGCTCGTATGATGCGTACAAAGGAGCGGGAAGCCGGTTCTCGCTGACTTATAAAGGAACACGTCGATGCCTGCGGACAACCTAAGCGTACGGCAGCGGTTTAACGAGATTCTAGAAGCTTCTAGAACTCAGGATCGCAGCAAACAATCTGCGACTATGGTTGTCCTTAGTCATCTGCAGCAAATGACGCTGCTGATGATGAAGAAGGGGCTCTTTTTCTACTGCGAACAGGACACCTATAAAGCTCGGACAAAGTTTATCGAAGATCTTATCCAACTGAACCGGTTGGATATTCGTTTTCCTTCGATCATTCGAAATTTTTTGATCGACGGCTGTGGCTTGTTCTACTTCCGTCCTGATCCGAAGCTGAAATATCAGATTTATTTCTTTAATAAGACTCAATACCGTGTCTACCACGACATTAACGGTGAGATCGAAGAAGTCGTAATCATCTATAGCTATAAGATTCGTAACAGCGCTATTGGGCTGCCTGCCGAAACTCAAGGGCAAAACAAGCGCTATGTTCGGATCTCGATCACCAACGATAAAATTACAGAATATGAAGCAAATAGTGAGCTGAGTTTCGAGCTTGAGCCCGGTTCTTTAATTACCCCTAAAAACAGCCGACCAAATACTCTCGGTTTTATCCCCGCTGTTGAGGTTTTAAACAAACCCAACGCCAGCGGCACCGAGGGTGAAGGGGAGTTCGAACCCTTCATGCAACAAATTGTTCTGCACGATCAGATGATGCAGAACATCGCCAAGAACATTGAGTTCTTCGGCAACCCCACGCTGATCAGTTCGCGTCCTCGTAGTGATCTGGTCGAGGCTTCGGACGCGGACCGCACGTTCCGTCCCACGATCAGCAGTCAGAGTGGTTTCGCTGGGATCGATTCTCCCTCGACACGTGTTTCGGAACCTTTCGGTTCTCAGTCTGGTTTAGGCGGACTGCGGGTTCCCCGTATTATCGCCAACGTTGAGCCCTCCGACCGCGTGGGCTACATGACGCCAGACCCCGTTAACGGGGATATGAATCGCTATGCGCTTTTATTACGAGAGGAGATTCGAACAGCCCTGGGTGGTGTTGATGAAATATCAATCAGCGCCGGAGCCACTGCGACAGAAATTAAAGGACTTATGGGTCGCGCTCAAGCGACTGCTCTTCGTAAAAATAAGAGTTTTCTGACCTACGGTTTCTGCCGTTTGTTGGAAATGATCCTGTACCATCAGGAGCAAATTTTCCGCGAAAGCTTTATTTCGGTTATGGGCTTAGTCCCTCCGAAAGAACCCAAAGAACAAACAGAAGAGACGCTCCTTAAGTACCAATCGAAACTAACAAAGTATGAAGAAAATGTTGATTTAGCGATTCAAGCTGCACTCGCTGATAACAAAGTCCCACGCGGTGTTTTCGGACTGCCTCCTGACGGAGATCGTGCTGTAACGTATCGATTCCAAGGTGATGTGTACGAAGATACTGCGTACGATATCAACCAGAAGTCAATCGTAGTTCGGAACTTGCAAGAGCTCGGCGTGGATAGTGTCGAAGCTCTGAAGTATCTGTTCCCAGATAAAACTGATCTGGAACGTTCGGAAATGTTGAGGGGCTTTCCTTTCCGAATGATTCAACAAACGCAGGGCGCAATGCAGCAATTCTTGCTACTATTGAACCAGATGCTACAAGCCCCGCATCCTTTAGCCCCTAATCAGCCTTTAGCGGCTGATCCTCGGCTAAACCTAACGCCCTTACTTTATAGGACGTTTGACCACCTCGCGCAAGAACTGACTTACTCGGGCAGCTATGAGCCAGCAGATCCCAGCTTCGATCCCGAGCCCGGTCTCCCCGGCGGTAGCAGCCCCTCAGGCGGCGGCCCCGGTGGCGGACCAGGGCTCAACCGCTTACCCGCAATGGGTAGCGAGTACCCAGGCGGTGCCTTCGGCAGCTATGCCCCAAGCGCCATCGCCGGCACAACAGGCTACGGTCCCTTCTACCAACAGCCAGTACAACCAGTCTCCGTCCGCTTACTCCCCGAACAATCCGTGGGAAGCAGCGCTGGGCAGCTTGGACCGGATCGTGTCCCGGCTCTCCCCGTCGCCCAGCCAGACAGCACCGTCAGCGCAACCCCAACTGACGGCGGCGGATATTCAACAACTCAGTCAGCTTTCACAGGCCCAACCGTGGGCTTACCAAGCCCCTACGGCTCAGCCGACCTCCTACAGCAACGGGTCTACGACCCAAACTTCTTATCCGACTTCTACGGAACGACAGGCTCCAAGCCTAAGTCCCGAAACAACCGCCGTCGTTAATCACTTCGGCATTGAGGCTCCCGGCATCCTCAATCAGTACGCCACCACGCTCGAAGATGCGCTGATTCAGCAGCATCAAGTGCTGGAGGAAGTTTCCAATCGCGGGGCTGCTATGGAAGCTATCCTGACTGATCCTGATCACTTAGCCGATTACACCAACCGTTTCTTTACTGAAGTGTATCCTGTAGACGAACAGCAACCTGCTCAACAGTACAATCCTCAGTACGATCAGGTTCCCGCCGTGCCCGCTTCTGCTGTGGCCGGTGCCCCTTCTCCTGACGCTGATTCTCAGTGGCAAAACTTCAGCCAGGTGATGAATCAGAGCCCTGAGAACGCTTGGCGCTATCTCGCTAACATGGGTCCCGAAGCTTTCCGCTCGAAACTCTTGTTCCTGGACAACGCCTGATCTACAATTAGGGACGATGGGGACAAACCCCGCTTTGAGCGAGCGGGGTTTTTTATTGTCTAGGTGTACGGTACGATTAACTGAGGGTTTTTACAGTTATGCCGTTCAAATCTGAAGCGCAAAGGCGCAAATTTTACGCCATGCAGGAGCGTGGTGAGATTTCGAAGGAAAAAGTAAAAGAGTACGAGGAAAAAACCAAAGGGAAGCTGCCCGAACGCGTTAAAGCGAAGAAAAAAGCTTCCGAGTATATTAAACGTAAGAAACAGAGTTCAAATGGCTAATCCGATTGGTCGCCGCAAGCGTATTTCCCCTGCTGACGAGCTGGAGACGCTTAAAAAAGAGCTTTCTGAGTTGAAAGCGGCCTATGAACGCGATATGGCGCTGATCAGCAACGACATCCAGACTTTAAATAGTCAAATTACGCCTGTTACACCTGAGTAAGGCTACAATATATGTAGTTGGTGTAAATAAGTGGGCTACATTCCTCTCTCCAACTACAAATACGACACTGGATTACACAGACTTCAGAGTGGACCGATTTCTGAAGGTTATATCGTCGTAAGTTCAGGAATCGTAGACACCGGAGCAGACCTAGGCATCGTTACGTCGGGTCCGATGACCTCTGGCGTGTATTCAACCACAGCGTGGCGAGCAGTCCCTCCCGCTATTTCGGGTTATTGGACTGATTTTCAGGATTCCGACTACCAAGCCAGCGGAGTTCTTGGTGTTTACAACGGTTACAGAGCGTTAAGCGTTACGACGATCGCTAACGCCAAGGTTCAGACGTCTATTGGTCCAGAATTTGGTCTTCGTGACGCAGGTAAGTACACATATTTCGGTGGTGCCGCTCCGGATAATCAGAACTACACGCCCTATAACACCCCAGAAAGTAATACTTCCGCTCAAGGCAGAACAGGTGGTGGGGTTACCCACGGTCGGTATGAGGGCGGTCTCTTAACGAATAGTCTCGGATCCCAGGGAACATCAAATCGCTCTGAATGGGTTTACAATCCTCCAGTTTACTGTAAAACATACACTGAAACTGTCAGGTCCACGGTTCCTGGCTTGATGTCTACTGCGCTTCGCTCTGTTTATCGGGGCGGTGCTGCTCGATATGTGTCTAATTATGGCTCTATTTACTTACAGAACTCTGAGTCTGTGCGGAACCTAGTACGCAACTTCAGCCCCTCGGTCAACAGCAGCAACCAAAAATCGATCTAACGCTAAAAATGCGACATTTTCTCGTAGTTTAACCGCTATTTATGGTTAAACTTGTTTTGTAGTTTCTGGAGATATCGACAGTGTTTGTCGATAATGATTTCCCGAAGCTTCTCGGCGCCGAGCTCTATCGTCCGCACCCCGCGTACGTTGTGGAGATGGCAGCAGAGCCTGTGGTCGTTCATGACTTCAGCAAGCAGCCAGGCCAGACTGTGCAGTTAGACCGCTACAGGTTCTGGGGCAATCCGGGAAGCAAAGAGTCACGTGAGCGTACTGCAGAGCAGACCATCGGTACTGCTAACAGCCGCAACATCGTGAAGGACAAAGTGCTCGTGACTCTTCGCGAGTACACCGGTCCTGCTGACCCGAGTGATCCCACTCAACCGAGCACCTTCAAGATTGCTCGCGAGACCCTGATCACCGCTCAGCGTCTGCTGCTGGATACCGGCAACCTGACCGCTTTCCACCAGTCGATTGGTTCGCTGACTCTGCTCGACGACTACCGTCGTTGGCGCGACCGGGTGTTCATCAACGAACTCCTGAAAGCTGTTTCTAAGGGTCAGGCTTCTGACACCCAAGGTGGTTACTACTACCCTGGTGATCTCGCTGTTGGTTCTCTGACCTACAGCAACGCCGAACAAGCTAAGTTCGACGTTAAGGACGACCTGCTGCGCGTGGTGAAGAGCCTGCGTAAGCGTAACGTTCCTACCTATCAGGACGGTTTCTATCGCTGCGTTTGCGATCCCACCTTCCTGATGCACCTGCGTCAGAACAGCGATTTCCGCGAGGTCGCTCGTTATCCTGGCAATGGTCAGATCAACCCCCTCATGTCGGCAATGCAGCCCAACGCTGCGCTGTACATGGGTCAGGGCTTCGGTCAGGCCACCTTCGTGGCTGGTGAGCCGATTATGCCCACCGGCTTCGTGTTCGAAGGCGTTCGCTTCTTCGAATCCACCAACATGCCCTCTCAGTCGCAGAGTGCCACCATCGGTGGTACCGCTGCTTCTTACGAGAGCGCTATTGGTATGTTCTTCGGTCCTCAGAGCGTGGGCGTCGGTATCGGCGGCAACAACGCTCAGGTGCTGCTGAACAACAATGACGACTTCAGCCGTTTCATCATGATGATTTGGAGCCTGTACGCAGGTTTCGAACTTCTGAACGCTGATTTCGCCACCATCGCGTACTCCTTTAACGCTTGAGGAGGTAACTAACGATGGCAATCAACTCTAACCAGCTCCAAGTTGCCAAGATTTATCCTGGTAACTACACCAATGTTCTTCGTTACTGGCACGAAGAAAAGTCCGTTGTTTTTAACAACGAGAACGGAACCTCCGAAACCCTGACCAATCAACCGATTGGCGGTCCTGTCGGCGTGGTGTTCCGTCCCGGTTGGATTGCCCAACAGGCAATCGGTTACGTCGACCTGTCTTACCAGGCCCTCGGTACCAACAACCAGCTGGATTACTACACCCAGCCTTATGGTTCCGGTCTGAACGGCTCTAACCAAGCCTTCAGCAGCGCCAATGTGATCATCCCCTCTCCGGATTTCCACAAGGACATCCGTTCGGATATCACCGACGGTATTAAAGTGCCTGCTGGCGCTTATGTGTACCGTGCCTCCCTCCGTGTGGACGGCGGCGACGTGATCAGCAGCGGTGTGGGTGGCGGTTCCGCTACTCCTCAGCTGACCCTGGTTCCCGCAATGAACCAAGGTCTCCGCAGCGACGGCACCGTGGTGTCGGGTCAGTTCGGTGTGTCCGTAACCGGTTCCAGCAGCCGCATCGAGAACGGCAGCAATGCCTCGGTGAACATCATCAACTCCAACAACCTCTCCGCTCTCGCGGCTGAGACCACTTGGAAGCTGTTCGCCACCCGCAACCTTGGCGGTGTCGTGGCTTCTGGTCTGACTCTGGCTTCGGGTACTTTCGACCCCCGTGCCGGTGTGGGCAGCCTCAAAGGTAAGGACAAAGCACTCGCCGTGTGCGAAGTGTGCTGGATCGTACCTGATTCTGCTCCCAAGCGCGACGACCTGGCTCTTCAGCCCGGCGGCGTGGTGGAATCCACCGTGTACACCTCTACTGTTCCTTCCTGATAAACTTCAGGTTCGGGTGGAGACCCCTCCTTCGGGAGGGGTTTTTTATTATCAGTATGTTCCAGACGAAAAAGCTTGTTTAATCAAGCGAATTTCATCTGGATTGAGCATCTGTTCTCGCTGTACTTTCTGAGCTAATTGGCGGATAGCGGCGTCTTGCTGTTCGTTGTGTAAGCCGATTTCTTTACCCTGTCCTAATCGATAAGCAAGACGACGGAGCTGGGCATCTGGATTTACGTTTTGAGCAGGAGATTTAACACCGAATGCTCCCAGTAACTGAGGGATTACATCAGCTCCCCCTGTAAGAATACCTGCGCCTACATTGCCCCCACCTACAATCGCAGCATTTAATAACCGCTGGGCTCTGCGTGGCTCGTTAGGATTAACCAGTTCGTACCCGACGTTACCGATATCTAATACCGTATTAAGTACGGGGATCGCCTGTCCTGCTAAACGAAATTTAGTGGGGTTGGGCATTTGGAGGTTACGACTGGCTTTTTTCAGTCTATCTTGGGTAAACTGTCTTAGATTATGGCTACATGATGACTGCCACTCAAATGAAGGAGTACACCTACAAACCCAGCGGTGTCAAAGTAGATCTCTTGAGTACTCACGACGACGGTGAGTACCATATGGTTCGATCTCAGACTACTGGTAAGGTATTTTTTGCTTACAAAGAGCAGCTCACTGAGTCCGTTAAAGAGCCTGAAGAGGGCGCAAAACCCGTTAAGCAGCGCCGTGGTCGTCAGATTGTTCGTTCGGAAGTTCCGGCGTTGAATCGGATCAATCTGAATAACGCCACGCCTCAAATGCTGACTCAGATTCTTAAAGGAGTGGGTTTGAAAACCGCAACTGAGATTTACGAACTCAAGCAGTCGCTTCCCGGTGAGCGTTTTACAAAACTGGATCAACTCCGTTCGATTAAGCGGGTTGATTGGGATGAGGTTCTGGCTGACGACTCGATTTACGTCGAGTGAACTAGTTCTATCTAAATAACTTAAGTTCGGTAAGATTAGATATATGACGGGTTGGTTTACGGATGGCTCAGTTTACTCAACAGGAGCTTGAGCAACTACAAAGTTACTTAGCACAGCAAGGCGTAGTATTTCAACCTAATACTACAGATGCTACTAAGCGTGAAGTAATTTATGCTGCAGTTAATCAGCTAACTCGTAATCCTGCTCAAGTTTTCGGTCACAGACTTGACGATTTTAACTTTAGTCGTACTGCATACCATCTTGGGTATAATATCGCTACGGTTCCTGCGGGCGATTACGCTCGTTTGATGGAGGCTTGTAACAGCATCCCTAGCGAGTTCTATTACGACAAAATTGTTCAACAAATTGAACGCTGCGAAGAAGCAGAGCGTTTAACTGAGTTAGCCACTGGGCGTGCTACAAGTCGCCAAGAAACAATTTTAGGTGACGTCAGCCGTTCTATTAATATTCAAGATAAACGAGAGACCGCACGTATCTGGAGAGAAAATTATCTATATGAGACAGAAAGGTTAGCGCAGATGCTCTACGTTCCTAATTACCGAGACCCCGTGGCAGCTCGATATCGCTTCGAGCGTAGTGGAGGGGAATTCATTCAAGCCCTTCCTGGTCCTCCTGATGTGTCACGAGCTGATCGCCTGTTTTTCTACGCGAATTGGCGCTAACATACACATAAAGTAGAGCACTCTAATGGCTGGGCTTTTAGGAGATTTAGTTGGAGCGGGGCGCCAAGGGATGCGCGAACTGCAGACACTTGAGCCTGTCGTTCGCGCTTTTTTTGAATCTTTTGTAAAAAAAGGCGGCCCTGTTCCGGTCCAGCCTCGTATCAATGTCCCTCCGAATCCCGCCACGGGGCGTTTCCAAAAGCAGCTACCCGTTCCGCGTGAAGTTCCGGCTGGTACTCTTCCTCGTCGTGCTCAGTATCCCCAAGCTCCTGACATTACCCCCGTTGGTCCTCGCCGTGGCCCTGGCGTACCCCAGGCACCCGGTCAAATGCCTCTCCCAATCCGGGAGGCCTTATCCACTCCAGGCACTACCATTACTGGCCGCTCTGGTGCTTTAGCCCCTAACGCTCCTCAAGCTCCCGTCCCCGCGTGGGCTCCTCAGTCTGAGGCAGCCCAACAGTTACTTTCTACTGATCCGGGTACTTACCGTTCTATTCTCGCCATCTCTAATAAGGCAAGTGATGCCTATGGCATCCCTGCTGCAGAAGTGTTTGACAATCTTGTAGGTCCGAAAGGAATCGATTATCTCCGCGCTTTGGAGTATGGCGAGCCTGGCGGTTTAATGCGCCAGGGTTCCGCAGGGATGGTTAAGGGCGGCTCTGGTGGAGGTGCTACTGGCGGTCTTGCTCGGATGAGTGATCAGGGTCCTGGCGCTATTACTCGTTCTCCAGGCGGCCAAGTAACCGAGCCCATCGTTGAGCGTGTTCGTATCGAAGACATTACCCGTGGCGGTGCGATGACACCTGCTCAGACCGAAGCTTTGACTTCTTTAGCTAGCCGCCCCCTTATGGGCAGCGATGCCGTAACGACAATGGGCGCCCGTAACGCTGTTGGGGGAACCCGGCAAGCCGATCTTTCCAACCTTTATAAAGCTGCTGCTGGTTTAGCCGGTGTGGGAGGTCTCGGCGCACTTCTTAATATGACCGGCGAAAGTGAGCGACAAGATCAAGGTCCAACAGCGGAAGAATCAAAACAATTCATGCTTGATTTAGTCCGGAGTCAGCTCAGTCCGGAATCCCCCATGGGTCCAACCACGGCGAATCCCGAGGTCGGTGCCAAGATTCCTGCTGTTACCGGCGGTAATCCTGCGGCTCAGATTCCCGCTCCCCTAGGGACTCCTAACCTCCCGAATACCGCTAACCCTCCAGCTCCCGAGGCTATGGAGCCTGCCATGCGCGGCATGACTCAGCCCGGCATGATGGGCGCGGGTCAAGTAGTTATCCGCACTAATGATGGTGAATCCAATTACCGTCAAGCCGCTGCTAACGCTCAAGCTCAAGGTGCCGGTCGCTTAGGTTCCGGTGCTCGCGGGATGTACGCCGTAGAGCGGGCAGCTGCTACGAAGGCTGGTCAACCTGCTGCGACTATCGAAGCACTCAAAGGAATGGGTGCTCCCGGCTCTGTTGGTATCGAAACTGATATTGCCTTCGAGCAGTGGGCTAAAGCTAACCCGGTTCTCGCCTATCGCTTGATGGAGCAACGTCGCACGATGCCCAGTCAGCAAATGCCCGTGGCAAAACAGACTGAAATTACGTCTGAAGCTGGTACAAATGTGAATAAACTAGTAGAAGGCTCGATGAAGATGGGCATGGAAGACCCCACCGGGCAATTCCAAGGAAGCGCCGATCTTCGTCAATTTATGGCTCCTCGATCTGCCGCTTACATCGGGCAGCCTCCCGTCAACATGTACCGCTGAATCCGATGGCAGACTTCAATCCCTTCGATTCCCGAGTTTTTTCTCCGGGTGCTCCGAAACTAGACCTCGGTATTGATTTTTCCGGTCAATTCCCCGGTGGTTTTCCAAGCTATGGAAGCCAGGTTATGGCACCGAGCCCCACAAAACCCGGTCGTTCTTTCGGTGAAATTGCTTTAGGGATCGGATCTCTGGCTGAGGGTATCGGCAATGTCATTCGTGGCGTTAAGGGTATGGAGCCTGCTCCTATGGGTATGGCCACGCGTGCTCTTTCTGATTACTTCGGTCAGAAACAGGACACTACCTTAGAGCGTATCCTCGATCGCCTTTTTGCGGAAACCCAGGATAAGTTCACCCGCAAAGAACGTCCTTCTTCGCCTGAAGGTCAAACGCAGCCCTCTGCGTGACCTTTACAAATTAATCTAGAGCGAACAGATGGCCTCGACTAGCACCAACAAACAGCCTTGTCTTGTAGATCGTCCGTTCTTACGGGGCGCACGTATTACTAGCTCGACTCCTGTCGCGGATCCTACTAACCCAAATCTTACCGATTTGGTGCAACTTGTCCGCGTGGGCGATCTTCCCTCCGAAGATGCTGCGCTAGTTGAAGACATTGCGATTGTCTCGAATGAGGACTACCCCGATAACAGCGGTATGCGTACCGTTGATATTGGCTTCTACGTCTACATGCCTAATCAGGCAGCACCTTCGACTTCTTCCGCCCTAATGGTTGGTCGGGTTGAAGTCGGCCTGAGCGGTTCGACTGTTGGTTATCCTCAGAGTGTTCAGCTCCTGGCTACCAACGCTCCGACTCCTCAGACAGGTAATACGGCATTAGCCGCTCCTATTGAATTAGGCAAGTCTGAAGGTTTGTATCTGGAAAAAGGATACATTCTGTGTGCCGGCTATCTCGGCGAAGGCAACGCTGCTATCTCTGGCGGTTTGAGTCCTTCCGGCATTACGGTGCTTGCGCAAGGCGGATTCTATTGATCCATGGCACGCCGACGCGGGTCAGATAGTTTTAACTTCAACTCGTTCAAGGCGAACGCTGGGTTAAACAAAGTATCTCCGATTAAAGGTTCGGATAATCAGGGGGAGCTTTTGCGCCCCCTTCCTTTTGAGCGTCGGTTTAGACCTGCTGTAGGAACAAAAGATTTCAGCGTACTTAGTGACTACGATTACGCCTCACTTTGGTCTCGTTGGAGGCGTGGTTACGAGATGTCGATGTACGCCCAAGAGGCGTACGGTGGACTAACGTACAGCTTCAAATATTTTGTGTCGGGTACACCCGGAGTTGGTGTATTCCTTCCGGGATTGTGTTTTATGTATCCGACAACTCGGTCGGATATGAAAATGTGGATGGTTGGTGTACGTCCACGTGATTCGTTCAGATTTATTGATTTTGACTACGCTGTTCAGTCTGTAACGACCTACAACGAAAATACTTATGCCGTTCGTTTAAGTAGCAACTTTGGAGCGCCTATTTCTTTCTTTACTGGAGAAGTAGTATCTAATCGATTTAACGCGGATGGAACAGACAAAAAGTTTGGGTTTAATAATTACACCGTTACCGCTGTGGGGATTAACGGTGTACCCGTAACTCCTTCCTACGCTCCGATCTTCAACACACTCTTTTTGTCGTTTTCGGCAGCTAACAGCTGGTCTGTTGTTGACGAAAACAAGATGACTATTCCTGCATCCGGTCCGCCTGCTGTTGGCGAATACCTGACAACAGAGATGCGGACTCAGTGTACTTGTCCGGACTTTTTAGGTAGAGAAGGTTTTGATCTCTACCAGGCTTCCATCAAACGGAAATACCCGTACACAGGCGTACTGAATATGGCACCCGGTTTTTACGATGCGGGTGTCGACCAAACCAATCGAATCTCAAACTCCTTAGACAATCCCGGTTTCGCCAGGACGTTTGGCTTTATTTACACAAACGAGATCTACAACATACCTAGTTACACACAGCCGGTTTACTCTGACCCTAACTTTTTCTACTACCAACCCAAATGGTGTAAACACATTTACGCCGCTATGTGGGATCTGCAGCGTAAGTACGGTCAAGGGAACATGACGGCACCGTGGCTACCACAGCCGACGGATGAGCCGATGAACGAATATTACAGAGAGAAATTTGATCGCGATCTTAAGAAGCAGTCTGACTTCCTTCGTCGGGAAAAGGATCTTCGTTGGTGGCAACGGTACTCGCCAACGAAAGATGATATGCCAACTCATATGACATATCCAGATATGTATAATATGATGTCTAAGACATTAAATTACGGGGACTTAACTGGACCTTCTACAATTAACAAGGGTTATTTCGAGATGTTTACGGTCGATGAGTTCGACCCGTTTGCTCCAATTAACTTTGAAGACCTGACGACCTATGACGGCGGAACGTACGAAAACGGTGTTCTGGTAGAGCAGCCGACTAATATACTGGATGGAGGCGAGTACGCCAACGGTGTTCTAATACCACCAGCTGGTTTCCCGTCTCTCATAAATGGTGGAACGTACTGATGACATCTACTCCTTCTATTTTACTTCTCAAGCGCTCTGGTCTTTCGTCTGATCGACCCAGCGGTGTTGTTGTACAAGGAGGCGAACTCGCCATCTCTCGGGGTGCCGTTGATCCGGGTCTTTATTTCGAAGACACCGCAGGCAGCATTCGTAAAATTGGTCCTGCGCACTACGGCACTACCGCACCGAACTCAACCCCTGCGGGTATTCCCGGCAACTCGGTCGGAGAGCTCTGGACTGATAGCAGCAGCCCGAACTCTTACTTAAACGTCTGGACTGGTTCCGCGTGGGTAAAAATTGGTGCCGGGTATGCTGATACAGCAGATTTCGCAACTCAAGCTAATACTGCACTTATTGCTTCTGGAGCAATCACGGCAGATTTCGCAACTCAAGCTAGTACAGCTATTCTCGCTTCCGGAGCTATTTTTGCTAGCGGAAGTTTTTCGTCTACTTTTTCTTCGACTTCTATTTTGTCCTCGGGTAGTTTACTTTCGAGTGGCACGGTGATTGCCACGGGTATTCCCGTCGCTGCTATTGACGCAGCTTTACCGGGATCCGCTCAACAGGGGACATTGTTTTATCAGACAGCAGCCCCTAGTGGACTTTATATTTACACGGCTGCCGGATGGGCTCAGGTTTAGCCGCGAAGTGTGGCCTGTTATACTGGTTACTCCTACAACGTTAACAGTGGTTTTAAAACGTCACGGACATTCGATCAATGGAGTTCGTTCTTTAACTCACTCTAGTTGGCATAATATGAGATCTCGTTGTAACAACCCGAAAGCAAACGGTTACTCTAATTACGGGGCAAGAGGTATCCGGGTTTGTGATCGATGGAATACGTTTGAAAATTTTTTAATGGATATGAAAGAACGTCCTGGTAAAGAGTACTCTATAGAGCGGATTGATATTAATGGAAATTATTGTCCAGAGAATTGCAAATGGGCAACGCGTACGGAGCAAAATAGAAATCGATCAATGTGTGTTTATTTAACTATTAACGGTAAGTGTCAAACAATTAAAGAATGGTCTTTAGAAATTGGTATCAGTCACACTACTATTTCTCGACGTTTAAATCTGGGTTGGTCTCATTATGACGCTGTTATGCAAAAGGTAATCCCCGGACAAAAATTTAAGAGGACCTCAGGGAAGCTTTAATCTTCCAGGAGGCTTTGAACATCTGGCCTACGAGCTCCGCCATGTAGTTTTCTACATCCGGGGCTTTGATTTCACGGGCCAGTTCACCGATTTCCTTAGCCTGCATACCGATTTTCTCTAGGTTTTGCAGGTAAGTAATCAACATTTCGCGAGCTTCGTACGATTTAACGTGCTTGAAGCCTTTATAAGCGCCTAAAAGACCTTTTTCACACATTGGCATGAGTGTGTCCATGGTCCGGACGAACTCAGTAACCTGATCGAACTGGTCGATGTGCGCAAAATACTGCTTTTTGAGGAATTTATGTAACGGAAGGAACAGAGGTCCTTCGATATTGAGGTGAATTAGATGCGATTGAGTGTAGATCTGGTGTAGATGTGACGAAAGGGCCACGAGTTGGATTAACAAATCCTCCAACGTGACCCTTCGCTCCTCTAGTTCTTGAATTACTACCGTTGTTTCCGAGGGGACAAGCTCAGAAGAAGGCGTGGATTCAAAAGAACCAGAGAATGTCATTTGTTATCAGGCTGCGAGAGCCATTTCGGTTTCAACAGTTTCTACTTTAGCTGCAGAAGTACCTTGCAGATACTCTTCAAGTGCGTCTTTCTTGATGCGGTACAGGGATTTTGCACCATTCGGTTGCAGGTTCACGTAAACGGAGGTGGGCCAGCCACCGGGTTGGTTAGCTTCAGATAAAGCGATGCGCTTGCGCACAAAACCAGAGCTGCAGTTCAGAAGTTCAGCAGTTTCGGCAATGGTGAGCAAGGTTTTACCGTCCGACATTGTGTATGCGGAAGAAAAGTTACTGGGTTATGGTACCACTATTTGCGCTGTGTTGCGGGACGCTCGGGTTTTGTAACGTCAATTTAAGCTTTTTGTAAGTATGATGAGTCTAGTGCGTGAGACTCACCGTGATCCGGATCGCTGGGGAGGTGTTTAAATCGTATAATTCTCCAAAACGAGATGTTCAGAGCGGAAAGGAATACTCCGTTGCGGCCAAGGAGGGGAACAAGGTCCGTCTCGTGCGGTTTGGTGACCCGAACATGGAGAATCGTAGTGATAACCCAGATCGCAAGAAAGCTTTCAGATCACGTCATAGTTGTGATGAAAAGAAGAGTAAGTTAACGGCAGGCTATTGGTCGTGTAAGAATTGGTGAGCTCTGTGCACTTTAATAATGTAAGGTAATCTGGGCTAGCATTAGGAAAGCCGAGATTCCGACCGTGAGTAAGCATCGCAACGGCAGGACAGAGCTGTCCTGCGGTTTACACGTCGAAGACGAGTTTGTCTTGACTCGCATTCGTAACCGAGCGAAATCCATTGACGACCCGGCTAAGCGGGATCAGTTTTTCTGGACGATCGTCATCAAAATGATTTGCAAGGAACGTGCGTATAAAACTGTTATGGATCAGATCGGAGTGTGTGTAGACACGAACGTCGATCTCTTTGACGACGAAGACCTCTCCGTTAAAGAGTAGATAGAAACGGTAAAATTGACGTAAGGATATTAAGAAGATGCCTGTTTCAAACCCGGTAGCACAACAGTGGTTAGACCTAATTGCTTACGCAGAAGGTACTGATCGTGCTCGAAAGGGTGCAGGCTATGACGTAATGTTTGGCGGCGGCCGCTTTACAGATTTCAGCCGCCATCCAGATCGAGTTATCACCACGCCTACTTTCCCTCGGGGTAGTGCGGCCGCTGGACGGTATCAGTTCATGCCCGGCACTTATGCGGGTGTAGCTAAACAACTTGGACTTAAAGATTTCAGCCCTAGCGCTCAGGATCAAGCTGCTCTCGAACTGATCGAGCGCCGTGGCGTTAACCCTTACGTTGATCGCCCTACTCCGCAGACTGTCGCGAAGTTAGCTCCAGAGTGGGCTTCTTTGCCGACTTTACAGGGAAAAAGTTATTACGGTCAGCCCGTCAAATCTTTTTCCGAGCTTCAGAAGTTCCTGGGTTCAACTCCAGTTCAGGCTGGGCAGACCGGGCCAGCTACTGCTCAGCAGGGAGGAACTACACAACGCCCTAAGTTTAATTTTCAAGAAGCCCTTAATAATGTGCTTCAAAAGTTTGCTGTCCAGTCTTTAGGATCTCCTTCTGCTGAGTTCACACCTGAAGTTCAGCGTTATCTCGCCGTGGCGTCTGACGTCGATGCAGGTGACTCAGATGTCGTAGAAGACTATGAGACTAAAGCGCTTCAGTCGATGTTGAATGATGACGGAATGTCGACCAGTGCTTTTGGCTTACTGAAAGATGTACTTGATCTGAAA